AATTTAATTTTACTTGATGCGATAAAAGAACGACTAGAGTTTCCAGAATTAAGACGTAGAGCTTTAGAACAATATCACTATTGGAAACCGGAATCAGTGGTAATTGAGTCCAAAGCATCAGGATTACCACTAACTTATGAATTACGTAAGATGGGTATACCTGTGATTAACTTTACACCTAGCAAAGGAAATGATAAACATTCCCGTATAAACGCCGTTGCACCACTTTTTGAAAGTGGTCAGATATGGGCGCCAGAGGCAAGTTTTGCAGAAGAGGTTATTGAGGAATGCGCGGCATTTCCTTTTGGAGATCACGATGACCTCGTAGACTCAATGACACAAGCATTAATGAGATTTAGACAGGGCGGCTTTATTGAGCATCCCGAGGATTATAAGGATGAACCTATAATCCACGACAACAGGGAATACTACTAATGGATAAAAAAGTTTTATATGCTTTAACTTCTAAAATTTTTAACACACTTAAAAAGTTAGGGATCAAACCTAAAATAGGAGTAACTACTGGAGTCAAAAGATTACCTGGATCTAGAAATTCTTTTAATACAGATTTAAGTAAACTTGAAGGAGGAGATCCTGAAGGTTTAAAAAGATTAATTGCTAATGATGCAGACTTTTTACCACAAGCAACTGCAGATGAAATTGCACAATACAACAATAATTTAGAATATTTACAATCTACTTTTCCAGAAGTATTTTCAAAGCCACAAGTTGTAACAGAAGCAAAAACTGGAATTAAAACTTTAGTAGATGATGTAGGTGAAAAAATTAAAAAACCTACAAAAGAAGATTACGAAGACTATGCAGAAATATTAAATGATAGTGAAAACACTGTAGTTCAGGGAACTGAAACATTTGATGAATTAGAAGCATTAGTTAAAAAACAAAAAGATTATGAAGCATCTATGTATCAAGAATATAAAATGGGTAAACTAGATCCTGCACCAGGAGAGAAAAGTCAAAATAGATTAAACTTCTTAAGAAAAAAAGCTGATGAAGCAGAAATGACAAAAGATAGAAGATTAATTAGTATGGATGAAATACAAGAGTTAGAAGATTTGGAAGGAACATTTCAACCAAGAACTATAAATATATCAGATCCTAAAACTGCAGAATCATTTACAAACTTTGCAAAACAAAATGACCCAGAAGGATTTAAAAAAATTCAAAAGATAGTTGATGATATTAACAACAAAAATACTTTAGAAGATTTTGATGTTAAAGACAGAGAACCAAATGCTAAAGGTGGTTTGATTAGTGGTATTGGAACGATGTTTAGAAAAAGAGGAAGATAATGAAAACTGTTGAAGAAACTAGAAAAAAAATAAAAGAAGCCATACAAAAACAAATTGATAATGGAGAAACAATTAATATTAGAAAAATTGCTAGAGATGTAGGAGCTTCTCAAACTACTACAGGAAGAGTTTTTTCGGAATCATTTAAAAATAATCCTAATGCTATATTAGGTAGAAATAGAGATGCGGCTAAAATTGTTGATAAGATTATTTCTGAAGGAGAAACAGATGTTGATAAAATAAAAAAAATCGCATTAGATAAATATAAAATAAATGTTGCAGATAGAACTATTCAACAAAAAGTAAATATAGCTACTGATCTTTCTGTTCCAGAATATGAAAAAATATTAAGAAATATAGTTAATGATAAAACATATAAACCCCCTATTGATATATCAGCAGCAGGAAAAGGATTAACTGCAAATTATAGACAAGCAAAAACTAATTTAAAAGAAGAAATTCCAAATCTACAAACTTTCATTAATCAAAGTTCTGCTAAAAGAAAAAAATTAAAAAGAGCATCAATTCCTGAAAAAAGAGAAATGGATTTAGTAAGCGCACAGATGAGAAGAGATAAAAGAAGATTTGAAGAAAAAGGAAAAATTAGTTTGTCTAAAAGAGAATTGGATTTAAACAAACAACAAAGAATAGTTCTTAAAAAAATAAATGAAATAATTAATAATAATCCAAATGCTATTTTAGAAGATAGAGAATTATTAGATAAAATCAGTACGCGTGTAGATAGAGATGGAAATATATACAAATCTAAAATTGATTTATCTAATGTTCTTGATCCTAAAAAAGATGCAAGGTTTTTTAATTTATCACATGGTAAAAGAATTCAATTAGGAGGAGAATTATTAAATACTCCTGCAAATAGATTTGCAGCTCCTTTTTCTTTAAATCAATTTTTTACTCCTGACGCAGAAAGATTTATAGAAAAAAATTATAATAATCCAGAAGCTCAAAGTAAAATTGATGACATTGTTAATAAAGCAAAAGAATTAAAAGTCACATTAAGACCTGATGTTCCAAAAGGAACATTTAAAAATGAAATTGGTAATCCAGTTAGATTTATTGGTTATACTGAAAATTTAAATAAGCCAGTTGAAAAAATTATTGATGTAGTTAAAACTTATACACCTAAAAGATTAAACAAATTTACTTTACCTATTATTGCTGGGACAGTACTTGCAGGAACTGCACAAGCAAAAGTTCCATCCTCGGTCCAAGACACAGAGACCGCAATGCAAGACCAAGTAGTAGAAGGTCAAGCACCAGAACCTAAACTAGCTGAACAAATTAAATATGACTCCTATGCAGGATTTGTTAAACAAGATGATCCAAATGTAAAAGCATCTCAATCGGATGTTTTATATTGGATCGCGGATAATGAAATACCAGAAGAAGTAGCAGACATAGGTAAGATGGTTGGTCAAGTAGGTGCAACCATTGGAGGAGCGACAGTTGCTCTTGGTTTACCTGATGTTAAAAAAACAATTGAGGAAAGAAAAGCTATTGGTAAATCTCCAATAACAGGAACTCTTGCAAAAGGATTTTATAGATTAGGAAGTCCACTTGCTACCGCTGCATTTACAGCACCACAAATATTGGACGAAGAAACAACTACAAAAGATATAGTAACAGATCCATTAAATTATTTGGGACTTGCAACAATGGAAACTTTAGGAAAAAGAGCAGGAACAATTGCAGCACCAACAGCTGCGAGAGCGCCTGGTATTTTAGGATTTGCAAAAGACTTTGGATCTTTAAAAAATGTAGGGGAAGCAATTCCAGGTAAATTAAGCACAGCTTTAAGATTAGGTTTAAGTCCAAGAGTTATTGCTGGGGCTTCTAGATTTTTAGGTATTCCAGGACTTGTTGCATCTGGAGCGTATAGCTTATATGATTATCTATCTAACAAGGAATCTGAATAATGGATCGTAGAACTTTATTAAAAATAATGGGAGGTATCGCTGCATTACCTGCTTTAGGAAAAGCAATTAAAGGTGCTGGTATTAAAGCTACAAAAGTTGCTGGGAAAGTTTTACCTAAAGTTCAAGGTATGCCTGAATGGTTTTCACCACTTGTAAATAAAATTATGAAAGAAGGAGTTGATATATCTCCTGCAGTAAAACGAGTTGAAGATATGACTACTGTTAAAAGATTAGAAATACCTTCAGAGACCGGTAAATCAGATACAATCACACTTACACAAAATAAAGCAACTGGAAAAATTACTATTGAGTCTAATTCCGGAGGAGTAGCAGATTCACCTTTTGAGTTAAATTACACACCGCCTAAATCAGATATTAATTTAGAAACAGGTGCAGAAGTAAAATATCCAGGTGAATTTTATGTAGTAGAAAATAGACCAAGAGCACTTGCTGAACCAGGAGATTTTGAATTTGATTATGATACTTTTCGTATTGAAGACGCTTATAGTGATGTTGAAAGATTAGAAAAAATTGGAACTGGAAAAATAAAAGATGTAAAAAAAATTGAACAAAGAGCAAAAGGTAGAAAGATGGTAGAAGAATCTCCTTATGAAGATATTATGAATAGATACCCAGACCCAATAGAACAAGATATTGATTATGCGGATGGTGGATTAGCTAGTTTTGCTAATGGTGGATTGACAAAAACAGTGCCACCTGCTAAAGGTCCTGACTCACAAGGTGTTGAAACATTATTCAGAAGAAGGTATAGTTAATCATGGCAGAAATTGATAAGTCATTACCCAATACAAAAACTACTATTGAAATTCCAGGTCAAGCTGAAATAGAACAAACTATTCAAGAAGAAATACAACCTACAGATTCTCCTGTTGAAATTAACATGAGTGAAGATGGTGGTGCGGAAATTTCTTTTGATCCAAGTGTTGCATCTATTCCAGGAGGAGAAGATCATTACGCAAACCTTGCAGAGTTTTTAGATGAAAGTATTTTAACAGACATTGGATCTGAATTAGATGAAAAATATAATGATTATAGATCTTCACGCCAAGATTGGGAAATGGCATATACAAATGGTTTAGACCTATTAGGATTTAAATACGAAAAAAGAACAGAACCATTTAAAGGTGCATCAGGAGTTACACATCCAGTTCTTGCAGAATCAGTAACACAGTTTCAAGCACAAGCTTACAAAGAATTGCTTCCCGCGGACGGGCCCGTGCGAACACAAATTTTAGGTTTAACTGATCGTAATAAAGAAGATCAAGCGATGCGAGTTAAAGAATTCATGAACTATCAGATTATGAACGTCATGAAAGAATATGAACCTGAATTTGATCAGATGTTATTTTATTTACCACTATCAGGATCT